ATGGCGGGTGGTTTCTGGGGAGGGTTCGCTTCTGAAGTTATTATAGTGCAAAGCACAGAGCCTGCTAGAGACCCTGTGCCAGTTGATCAAGTGTCATACGACTTCGCTAATAATTTCCCAGTGTGCATCAGATTTGTCACCAAAGCGATTTACACCACTGCGAGTGCTGACCCACATAGCGTATTCACCATTCTCTGACACCAAGAACAACTCACCACCAGTATCCTGCTCTACAATACAAACAGGATTGCTGTTCATCACATTAGCAAAGCGATTCTTCGCTTTGCTGCTCTTGGGTTTGACGATCACTTTTCTCATAGCAGAGTTCTACTCCGTATTTGTTTTTGATGTTGTCTGTGAGGTAATCATACAGCATATTAGCGAACCCATAGTGGGGGCGTGTGCCAGTTTCAATACTGCCACTTGTTGCCACCGTCCACATGATATCTAATGCTTTTTTATCAGGTAAGCTCTTCATCGTCTAATTCAACTCCATCAACAAGGTTTTTCAATCGGTCCATGACTTCATCCATGGGATAAGTTTCTACTTTCCCCAGCTCAATATCTTCCACCATTTGCATCAGATACTCCAGGAATTCTTTGGGGTATACGTCATCTTCATTCAACGAAGTCCAGAACCATTCTTTACACTCTTCCTCTGGGTCGTCCTCGCGCAGCAGAGCGTACCCATCGTACCGTGATGACGCGAGATCGCACCAAATACGGAAGTTACAACGAATGCTCTGCCATCCTGTCATCCAGCAGTGTCCAATCCAGTATTCCCACCAGTTGAGCTTAGTTTTTGTCATTCTAAATGCTCCCTGCAGAACTTGAAACGCTCCCATTCTTCATCGCTGAAGTTGTCGCTGGCATACGGGATACCCACCACATAGGAACAGAATTGATTTATCTGTTCCGAGCGGTCCATGGGTGTAGTAGCGACCGCTGCAGCAACTAGAATTTCAATCATGATCTTTATTTCGGATTTGATACTCTATATCACTATGACCCCAAGGTGGCATAGCGTCTTCATCATTATTTATTTCAAGTTGATCCATATGATCCCAGATCCATGTACGCTCAAAGAATCCAATATCAAATCCAAACTTGTAAACCCAGAACATGACACTCAATAGAGTGCCAGTACCAGATTTGATTTGGATGTAAGGCCAACTCGCATAGTCATTCCAACTGACTGATGCTTGAATGAGTGACCAATGTTTGAATGGATTGGGAACATGTCTGCCAGTATTCAAGATTTGAACATACCAGTCATGCCCATAATCGTATCTATGCTTGAGTGAGATTAGTTTCATAATCAATTAGTCTCCCGTATTTGAAATGAATTGTACATCGTGGCCACTTTTCCCATGGTCCTTCCCATCCTTCAGGATGAACTTCAACATATTTGGTGATAGCATGTAGTCTCACGACACCATGATTACCATTTTTCACCCACTCAAAGTTCATCCATGCCCGATCTTCAACATACCCAGGATCTCCTGGTTCGTAGATCTTTAGATCTGCTGTATGGGAGTAGTCGATTAGATACAGATAACCAGCAGGATCTAGCCAGTATTGCGACAAAGTGCCACCAATACCCTCTTCAATATCTTTTGTCTGGCATGTGACATTTGTGAATTCTGATCCAAGATCATAGGATGATCTGAAATAATCGAACATACCCATCAGTCTTCCTCCACCTTTACAAGTTTGATGTGGTCATCTTCCAAGATCCATTCTAGCAGATCTCCATCATCCCAACCCAATTGTACCATCATTTCTTCAGGAATGGGGAGGAGAAGATCATCATTTTCTTCCTCAAGCGTAACAGTATAAGTTGTATTCAGGTTTGTATCGGTCGATGTACTTTCGGGCATGAGATTCAGTTTGAAAATAACAAGTTTTCTTTTCAGATTTATCTTCCAAACGATACGGGAATGTATTTACGTATGGAAACAAAGACAGATCAGAAGAATAAACGAGGGAGGTTGTCTGGTCCTTCGTCTTTGCGAGCTTGGCGGACTTCGAGGAACTTTTTGATGTTGTCGAGGTCTTGCTTGAGGTCTTCTTCGGTTTGGTCGATGAAGTACTCTGTGACTTGGTTGACCGCTTCGGTTGCGTCGTCAGCGACTCCAAGTTCTTGGAGAGTGTTGAGTTTGTTTTGGATCGCGTTGATGAAGTCTTCTTGGGTCCAGGTGTTGAGGATGCTTTCTTGCGGGTCGTTTTTGTCCCAGTAGATTGTGAGGCTGCCGTCGTCTTCTTGCTTGACATCAATCATTTTTCTCCAAGGGAATAGTTTTTAAGAGAGTTCTTTTGAACGAGCACATACTCATGACTGGTGAGATTTACCAGATCACTAGTGATCTTCTCCAGCACTTGGAAGCATGATCCAGGCAGGTTAGAGTAGTTACCGAAACCAGGACCATAGAGTGCATCTTTCACCTTATCCATCAGGGTGACATACGCAGTTAATTTGTCATCAAACATATCCAGATAGAGATCTTCATCTGTAGGTGTTTTGAAAGGAGGAATGTCAATCATTATTCTAAACCAATAAGATCTTCCTGTTGTTGTAGTTCAACTGTGCCCATAGGACCTCTAGGAGCATTCTTCAAACGTTCCCATTCTTCATCACGAACTTTCCACTCCTCAAACTTCTTGTCAAGGTCCTCATCCATAGTCAGTTCATACTCATCACAGACCTTACGCTGCTCTTCTTCACTCACATAATCATTAAAGACCAACGACATAGCACCAGAGCGAATATTAGCAGGACACATACCAACACAGAGCATGAACTTCTCAAACAGTTTGAAATACTGTTTGGCATTCAGATCAGCAGCAGGTGCTGTAATCAGATAATGCTCTTCGGGGATAAAGTCATCAACACCAATAGTAGAACCAAACCCACGACTATAATCGTGAGTGTAGGTGGCGTCAAACTTGAATTGTACTTCAGCGTTGTAAGTCATTGTTCGTTCTCGTCAGGGTTTTTGGGGTTGGCAAAAGTGCCGTAGTTGTAAGTATAGTAGAGAAAGTTGTTGATGCTACGATCAATATCCAAACTCTCTTTCACATCTAACCAAGAATGATATTCTAGTTGAAGGTCGGGTCCCAATTCAATTTGAACGCTTTTCATGGTCAATTTGTCCTTGCTCTTTGATCTTTTGAAGTAAACCCTCAGATTTTGCATACTCACCAGCATTACATGCTTCCATGTATGTCAGGATAAGTTTTCTCATCTCATCCGAGATCGTGATGTCACTCTCTGATTTCATTGTAGTCTGTGTAGAGGGTCTCTTCGGTATCTAGTTGTTCAGGATCCAACCACTCAAAGAACTCATCAGCAAGCGCCAAAGCATCATCGATACGCTCATCTTGCATGAACTCTTGGAACTTGTCAGTCACCCAATCAATCAGGTCGTCGCGTTGCTCAGACAGGCGGATTTCGACAGAGTTGCTCATAGTTTTTTGAGAAAGAGAACGTTGTTGAGGTGATCGTACTGAATGAATTCTACATCACGAGGCAGCAGCGAGACGGCAGCAGCAGCGAAATCGTTGGGAAACTTCGCAAACAGACGCCAGAACTTTGTTACACCATCATAGTCTAGAGTAGACTTAGGGAGAACACGAAGCTCATACTCACCCATCGTGTAACGATTGGGGAAAGGTTCTATGAACTCCTTGATGTGATCTTGCAGTAAATTCATTTGGTAAAGACCTCAACGTTGTGCTCGTAATACAGTTTAGCAGAGTCGATCAGCAGTTTGCTCATGTGAGCAACATACTCAAGATCTTCTTCATGGGGATTAAGATCATAAGCATATTCCCAATCAACGGTGCCGTCAGGATTTACAGGAGCACCAAACACGGTAATGCCGTCATCATCAAGCGCGAACGCTTGCTCGTTTGCAACCAGATAGTAGCAAGGGGTTTCCATGGGAAAGAAGCGATTGAACTCTGTAGTAATTTAGCAGAAAAGGCGCGGAATGTCAACGCATGTAGAGGTATCCACCTGCCCAGTCACACTTCTCAAGCATCTCCTCGCGCTCGCTGATGACCAAGAGATTGTAACGAACACCTTTAGCAGGCGCTTTTACACTAGCAGGCTTGTACACATAACCATTCTTCTTGTCGATGAAAGCATGGATGCTGTCACGACGGCCGTCGATACACATGTGAATCTTGTGATACTTACGACCCTCAGAGTTCAACTCGTAAGTATAACCATCAGGAGCAGTCTGCTGGAGAGCATCACACAGCATCAGGCAATACTTCACGATGTTGAGGTGGATGGTGTTGCGAGCGGTTTGCTCAGAAGCGAACTGGGCGAAGGTGGCGGTCATGGGGTGGTGTCTTTCGCTGATGTAATCAGTATAGGGCAGATCAGAGCAGATCTAGGGGGTCGTATGCCAGTTTCTCAACTGGCAGGTCACGCTCAATCTCGGTTATATCATAGTCTTCATCAATTTGCTGGAGGAGCCAGCGGTCAAGCATTACTTCGTTCATCATTTGTTCAGGGGAGAAGAGTAAAAACGGCGGAAGGCAGTAACAATAATAATCAGGGTAGAAACTACACCAACCAAACCAAGGAAGGTGGTAGTATCACCAGCAAAAGTGTAAGTGTCAGGTGTCATTTGGCGTAAATGCAGTTAGGATTGGAAGGTTGAGCAGCACACGCTTGATCGTATGCTTCGAATAGTTTTTGATCTCGTTGGATCAACATGCCGTTGTAAGCAACAACGGCAACAACAGCGAGAAGGATGTAGAATGCTCTCATCAGTACAATTCGTAAGGTTCAGCGTTGTACTCAATCACATCCATGAACTCCTGGAAACGATCAAGAGCTTTCTTGTTCATCTGAGGATCCATGAAGGAGTAGTAGAACTGAAGAGAGTAGCGAGCACGATCTTCAGGGCGGTCTAGGATCTGCTGGAGGCGGGCGTTCATGTCGTTCCCTTGACTACCTTAGTAGTATAGGGCATCCAGCGGACTCTTCGCGGATTCTGGAGACGCTTTTTCAACTGGCACAGCGTCTTGGATGCGCTGCTGGGCGATCCTGTAATAATCTGGATCGCTCTCAATACCAATAAAGTTGCGCTTGGTATTGATACATGCTACCCCAGTTGTACCACTACCCATAGTATTATCCAGTACTATATCACCCTCATTAGAATATGTCTTGATCAAATACTCCATTAG